CCCATGACGCGTAGACGCCTGTAATCAATGATGTGGATCTGGTCGCCAATGCGACCACCAAGGACCATGACGGTGTAATCATTCTTTTCTTTTGTTCCAACCGAAAGGTCAACCCCGATACCAAGAGAATCAAACTCCGTTGCAATCTCAGCCTTGACAATCAGCTCTGGCGCCAACGACAACTCGTTTTGCCTGATGACTTGATTCATGTACTGAAACGAGAAAGCAATTGGTGCTTGTCGTTTCTTTTCCTTTAGATAATCCAAGGACCACATCGATGGCCAATACGACATCTCATCCCCAGTCTTGGGATCATTGATGATGGCGGAAAGCACAATTTGCAACCAATTGTTCTGTGGGTTGAATGTTGTGGCATGAATGTCATCATGTCTGAAGCGCGTACCAAGGCAAATCGCCCGGCCCCCTTCAAACATGGTGGGTGCAATCACAGCATTCCAGTTGTCCTGCATCTGTTTCCGAATGTCAGGGTTGGAGATGTCCGCAGCAGATTTGATGGCGTCATCAATGATGACCAGATGTGAGCGTTTGGAAGTCACCGAACCTTTGAGGCCCGCAGCGCAGAGTGTGAATTGTTCCTCACCAGTGGTATCGATGCCTGCAAACTTATGGTCAATGGACCAGTACTCATTACTGGTGACGTTCTTTAGAAGGCGTACGGTTGGAAAGACTTCTTGGTATCGCTTGCTTTCAATGATACGTTTGATGGTTGCTGATTTTGATCGTGCGATATCAACCGTGTACGACAAGTACAGGATCTGTAGCGGCAACTTGGCTGCTGTATGAACGCCAATGGCCCAAGCGGTAAACAAACCTAAGACTGTTGATTTGGCAGAACCACGGGGTGCCAGGAGATCAACGTTTGGTCCAGCAATCTTTCGCAGGCAGCTACTGTCTTCGTTGGTAACAAAGTGACGATGCCATTCTTTATGGTGATCAGCCGGAGGTTTATCTGCTACGTACTCACAAAAGAATCCAAAATCTTCCCTTGCTTTTTCCAGGGATTCAAGATTGCGTGGGATTCGGATTTGTTGCCTGCGAGCAGCCGCTTGTGCGTTACGGCGGTATGCAAGATGTTGGTAAGCAGGCACAATAAGTATTGTTCAGTGTATTACTGAATACTACCTTATTCTTCGTTCTTGTTGCCCTTCTTCTGTTCCTTGTACTTGCGAGCTTTGTCCAGTGCTGCTTTCCTCTTTTCCTTGTCCGACATTTCGCTGCCGTCCTCCTTCTTGGCTTCCTTCTTTTTGAAGTGCTCCAGGAGTTCTGGCGGCATCTTGTTTTTGCTCATCTTGTTTATTGGCTTGTAAAGCGGCAATGACTTTTTCCCCGTCCGCTACTTTATCAATAATAGGCGTGGGACGACGAAAACCAGTTACACGCTCACGATTTTTTTGAAGTTGACGCGCAACATCAAATAACCGTCCGGCGATATTCTCCCCGTATTGAGGTTGTGAAACTGGTTGATTCATCCTTCAAGTTTACTTGATCTACTCTTCGAGCTGCATGTGCGCCCATACGCTCATTGACGCTTCTTCCAGGGGGACTTCAATCGGGTCGTCTTTGAAGATGGTAAGAAGTTCACGAATGGCACGATCAGCGCCAGCCATAAGCAAGCCCTTGCGATCCTTATTGGCCGTGCTCAGCTCAACCTGGGCAATAGTGCCACGCAATTCTTTTTGCATACCAGCGATGCGTGCAACGCCGGCATCACGTTTGACAATGCCGTCATCAACATCCGCACGAAGCTTACGAATATCTTCCTGCATCTCTTCAATTTCATTCAAAAGAACTGCCCTGTGGTCAGGCTTGGGATAGTTCTTTTGTACCCATAAATCACAACCTGCAATACTGCCTGTATATCCAAGGAATCGCGCATAAAGGTAGCACTCAATCACCGAGTAGTTTTCAGAGCAAAAACCCGTGAATGCTTCTTCGGTTGGTGCATCAAGATTGTCGACCCACTGGCCGAAAATCTCAATATCGATATGCCCTTTGGGACTGATTATAGTCTCGTGCTTCGTCTTCCTGAGCGAAGCGCTGGGCTTGAGCTGCTGTCTCACGTTGTTGTTCACCAGAGGTTCCAATGGTTGCACGTTGCTGAGCACCTTCTTCCTTCATCTTTTCCTTGGTGGAACCAACGGAAACATCTTGAAAGATCTTAACGGCAGATGCAGCTTTACGAGCTTTTTCCTCGTCAAACAGTAGATCGTACGGATCAAGATTTTCGGGTGTTTCCCAATCAGATGAGGTACCCGTATAGGAGGATGTCATTTTTGAACCTCTTCTTTTTCAGGGCCAAACGCTGACTCACCCAGATCTTCTTCTGGTTTTACTTTGGACTCAAGCTTGTTTTTTGCATATCGATAGGCTACATCTGCAGCCTGACGATAACGGTTGAATTCAGCTTGTTCAGTTGAGCCAGCGTTATCAGCCTTCATGGCATCAGAAGTTGGTCATCATGCTGGCGAGACCACCGGCCATGACGTCACGTTGGCGAGCACGGTTTGCCTGGGAAGCCTGACGCATCTTGGAGCCTTCAAGACGACCGATGAGAGTTTCAAAATCCTGAAGCTCAGCAGCAGACATACCGCCACCATACTTACGTGCCTCTTGAGCGTTCAAAATTTCTTGCACTTCAGCAGGAGCCAGGCCGGCTGCCTCAAGTTGCTGCTTGGTTGCAGTGGTACGCGTAGGGGCGGTAAACGAATAAGCCATTGATAAACTTCTTCAAAGTTATAAATTTATTTTAGCGCATTCATTTTAAAAGTTGAATGCACCCATGAGGCTGGCAAACATATTTGAACCCCGTTCAATATTGGCAATGTTCTTATATCCCGCATTCACAATACCTTGAAGATCCAGCTTTCCTTTTACTTCCAGGCCTGTCACGGCAAGGTTGTTTTCATTGACTAGCTTTTGGCGTTCAGTCTGGCCAGCTTGACGAAGATTTTCAATTTCCTTCTGTATTTGAAGATTAGCGGCTTCTTTTGCCGCGTCATACATCGGTTGGTTTATTAAACCAGGAGGAATAGTTCCGGCGCCACCAGGTTGGGCTGAAGCAGAAGACGAGGAATTTTGTTGAGTATTTTGAGTTTGAGCTGACTGTGATGCAACTGATTGACCGCCTATAACAACTGGGGTAAAACCCAGTGATCGTATAGCGCTTTCTTTTTCAGCAGGAGTCTGGCTAGACTGATAAATAGCTTGGATTTGTTGGGCGCTGCTTGCAAGCGAAGGTTGGGCGGCGTTGTTCGCAGACGAAGTTTGCCGTTCAACAACATTTCTTGCCTGTTCAGGACTTAAGCCTGTTTTGCCAGCAATATAAGATGCACTATAGCCTTTAGCGTATAGCTTTCTTGCTTTTTCAAAATCTTTTGCAGATGACATATCTGTAGGATTACTTTGCTTTGTTTTTATTTTAACAGCACGTCAGTAACAAAAAAATAATCAGGCCGTGCCCAGCATTGAAGCGGTAATCTGTTTAACTGTATTCGGATCGTACTGGAAGAGACCGCGCAACAGCCGACCGCTAGATGGATCACGTGCTATTGGTCCCTTTTCTAATTCAAACATAAGATCGGCAGGTGTCTTAACCATATCCGAGGCAATCATCCCACTTCTTACAATGTCTGAAAAAGCCTCGGGGCTACGGACGTTGGTTGCTTTGGCAAGATTAATGTATTTTTGGAAAGCATCTTCAGGCATGGCCAAACCTTGTTGGCCGTATGCGTAAGAAGCTACATCACGATAGGGACCAGCTTCAAAATCAATAGGTGTTTTATAGCTTTTTGCTAATCGTTTTTCAATAAAAGGAGAAGCAAACTTTCCAGCATAGCTTTGAAGAACACCTTCTCTGGCGCCAGGGGAGGCATAGGTTGCTACCTCTTTTAGAATTGCCTTTTTCTGTGCTTTTGTAGGCTTTATTTGTTTTTCAGCATAGCCACCAAGTAAATTCATGAGCTTTGAAGGCTCATAGGTAGGTACGTCATTTCCTCCGAAGAGGCCACCCAAAAAAGATCCGCCTGCGCTAGAGGCAAGACCTAGTCCAATAGCTGAAAACGGATCCATGTATTTTATAAAACCTTACACGTTATCTGTATTTTAACCGAAATGATTTTATACAGGAGAATAAGAGAAAGCACCAAAGCTGCCATATTTACCTGCAAGGTCTGGAAGATTAGCTTTAGCCAAAGAAAGCCTGTACGGCCCTATATTATTTGCAACCTGTGCTCCACGAATTGGGCCTAATAAAGAACGGGATTGATCCCAGTTTTGCGCCAAAATATCTTTACCAACCCCAGCATCAAACATTGCATTTTGAGCTGCAAATTGATTTTCGGCTGCAGCGTTTAAATTCTTTTGTTCAATAGCATTGGCAAATGATTGTGCGGCGTTAAGGCCCATCATCATGCCGCCCATGTTGCCAAATGCGCCCGTTGCAACATTGCCGCCGTAAGAAGGGGCAGCGCCACCAAAGCCACCAACATTCAGGCCGCCGTAACCGCCAAATGGACTATTGGCTAAATTTGAACCAACTTGACCAAAAGCACCGGTAGTATCGATACCAAAACCACTTGACCAATTCATGATTTAAAGACTCACGTAACTACGATTGGAAAAAGGAACGGCTCGATCAATACCCCGTTGAATGGTCTGCATGGTCTCAGGAAGGTAATAGTGACCAGCAAGACGTGCGTCCCTCATTCTTTGAGGGAAATTTACAAAACCAGCAAAAAGACTGGACTCCATTCCAAGGCGTTGATTCTCTTTTGCAATTTCCCTTTGATAAGGGCCAATTACATCAAGCATTTCTTTAATACGTTGTGGATCAGACGCTTGTGAACGCTGTTGCTCAAGCAGATATGCCATGGCACCAAGATCGCTACCAAATGCATCCTTGTATTGCTGAATACGATCTTTATCAAAGTTCAAAAGGCGTCCAGCAAGTGGTGTTGGGCTTGGTTGTGCAGCACCAAAACCCGAAACATTTAGTTGACCGTAGCTAGGAGTATTCATGGAGATCACCCAAAGCGAATTTGAGGAGCTTGGATAGTAGAACCTGCGTACGGATTAGTTTGTAGTGCAGTGTTCGTAAGCTGTGCAACATTCTGTTGTGCGCCAAGAGCCAAGGAACCTGCTGTTGCCAGGACACCTTGTTGCATGTAGCCTTGGTTCTGAGTATTCATCAACGCTTGCTGACGAACAAGATCAGCATTCTTCATTTGATTGATCAAAGGAAGATTGCGTTGCAAATTAAGGTATTCTTGATCAGAATATGCTTTACTCAAATCTTTAAGGCTACTGGTGTAAACACCCATGTTATCGCGGTACTGCGTAGTGCCCAACTCAGCCAATTGTTTATTCATGGCCATCTGAGTACTAAACTCACCCTCCTTGCCTTTAGTGGGCTCACCGGTAAGTTTTTGACGCGTAGATTCAGCAGCAGAAGCAGAAGCTCCTGGAAGAATCGCACCGAGTCCCATCAGCCCAAGACCGGCAACTGTTCCGATCGGACCTTTGCCAATTAACCCTGCGCCAACTGCAGATAAACCTGCGGGCGCAAGGGCGGCAACAGCGCCGAGGGAGCGCCCTGCTTGAAGCTCTTCCATTGCCGTGCCAACAGCAGGTAGTGCTGCTGCAAGTGCTAACCCGCCACGAGCGTATGCACCAGCGTTAGGGTATTTTTCAAGGAATCTTTTGGCTGCTTCTTTACCACGGCCTACGGCTTCTCCTGTAGCGTCAACTCCTTGCTGAAGAACTTGTTTAGCTTGTTGACGAAAACCAGGGGCAGCAGGAGTAACACCTTCTAAATTAAGGTTGCCGCCAAAAGTTTGCTGCTGGCCACCAAGGCCTCGGATACGCTGTAACTCAGCAAGTTGCTCAGGAGTGAGCTGGGACCCAGGTGCTTGTAGTCCTAGAACGCTGCCTGGATTATAACCGTAAGCAGAATAAGGATTCACGTCAACAACTCTACTTTTTTATAAATTCTATCACTGCATCATTTCATACTGACCAATGGTTGGTAGTTTTTGCTCGGTTGCTTTTGCAGCAAGGACAGTGTTGGCTAAGTTACCTGCAATGATGCCAGCACCAGAACCTAACGCAGCACCTGCTAAACCACGTTTAAAAGAACCTCCCAATTTGGGAGCAGTCCGTATCGCAGTAGCTGCACCGGCAATACCACCAACAGCCGTAGTGACGGAAGGAATAGTCACTGGGTAACCAAGGAGTCGAGCTTCCGGTACACCTTCCAAGTTCTCAGGTGTTGCTTTTACGATGCCGAGGAATCCCTTGTCTTGATAGTAGGTACGTAGGTAATTACCGTAGCGTTCAGGTGTCAAGGAAGGAATATCTTTTTGTGCTTCTTCATATGCAAGGGGACGTCCGGTACGACCAAGGAAAAAGCGTTCAAACAATTCAGGGACAGGCTGTGTTGTTTCTCTGCGATCTTCTGAACCTTCCCCTGCATAGGCTTGGGCAAAACCCTTTGGCCTAAACATTTCACCAGGATTGGCAATGTTGTATGCACCAGCAAGAGCTGTGGCTGGTACAACGACACTGGCAGTAATAAGACCTGTTTTTGCGGGTCCCAGGGCTTCGTACGCCTCTTTGCCAATGGCAGCCTTGGCGCCTGCTTCCAGGATTGCAAGGGGATGGTTGTAGCGCCAATAGATGCCTCGTGTGCCGTCATTCGTAAGGTCCGTCATCAGACGGGTAGCAAAAGCACCTGCAGCCTGCACGGGTGTTTCAGAAAGAGAGACACCTAGTTTTTTAAGGTTTTGGTGGTACTCACCACGGAGACCTGGGGCGCTTTTGAAGATTGTTGGATTACGTTCACCTTGTAGGTACGCAAGGCGACTGGCTTCTGCGCTTTTGCTTGCGCCAGTGGAAAACGCATTAAGAAATTGCTGGAAGCCCATCACGCCGCTCCTCTTGTTGCTTGTAAAACTAAAGCTTGATCTTCAGGGCTTAAGTACTGGGTCCAATTATTGCGTTGATTTAATAGTTGTTGGAAATTTTCAGGGTCAGGCATTCCTGCCATTTGAAAATTAGTACCAGGGGACAAGAGCTGTTCTTGCGCCAGGTTGTTAACTAAAGCACGTTGCTCAACTTGTTGTGCGATTTGCTGAGCCTGTCCAGTCCCGTAAATAAGCGGTGCTGTTGCATAGCCAGCGCCAATAGAAGCAGCAATATTAAGAGGAGTTTCCAATGGATGAGAACCTTGTTGCGTTATTTTTTCTCCCGTTTTTTCATCAATTAACGTACGTTTGGTATAAGACTTTGGAGATAATTTGCGCAGCGCCCCGAGGGTCACAACGTCTGCAGCAGCATCAACAGCACCCGACGCAAGAGCTTGCAGCGGAGTTCCACCGCCCATTAAAGACATAACGCTAGCAAGTCCACCGCTTGTTAAAGCTGGTTTAGCTACTTCTTTTAATAATTGACCAAACCCTGCTAACGACGCCATGTTATTACTTTTTCTCTATTATAGACCTAGGCTTTTTCTGGCTTTTCATTGTTCTTTTTAAATGTTTCCTTGCTGTCTTCTGCTGAAGGTTTGTTAAGCAGTTGAGCGACAGACTTATTATCTTCCACCTCATCTAATGCACGCTTCTCTGCTGATGCCATCATGTAACCCTTGGGATCAGGGTTGGCCATGCGTGGCATTGGGTTACTTGCTCGCTTATCTGGATTAACGGTTGGACTGATGCGATAGGCTTCTACCCATACAGGAGAAAAACCCGGTTGGTCTTCAGGACGCAAGGTTGTCAAAGCGCGTCCTTCGTTGAAGTCATAGCTTTCGTTGCGCACAAAACGACCAATGTCAGCAAACACCTCATATTCTTCTGGTGTATCACCAACGAAGTTGAGGCCTGGGTTCAGTGCTAGCTTACGTGTTTGAATACGACGCAATAAGTCCGATTGCTCGAATCGACTTGGCATCCACGGTGCTGCACCGCTGGATGGCTTGGATGCAAAAGAATCGTCAAAGTTGACTTGACGTTTTTTAAGAAAAGGATCCTTTGTGTAGTCAATGTAACGATCTAAAGCTAAGCGATGATCCTTTGCCATTACTTCTTATCTTTACGTTTTTT